GTGACGAATTTACTAAAGTATCTAATTATAAAGAGGCTGTTTGTCTTGGTTGCATGAAAGTTGACGTTGCAGCAGCAACTATTGCAGATATTTGTGGTGATTGTGCTGGAAAAAAAGGTCGTGAACCTCTACTAGCAAAGGTTTGTGACAAATATTACGGTCTTTGTTTCTTTTGTAGCAAGTATAAATTCAATATTGAACAGGTAAACGGTAGATTTTGCAACACATGTCACACTAGAATTGCTAAAGTTACCAAGGAATACAATGCAAAAGGTGGTTTTATGAAGACAGATCCATTTTGGATAAGCATGCGTAAAAAACACGGTAAGGACTGGAAACAGATTATGGGTGGCTATAAAAAGTCTAATCGTCGTTAGTTTTACGTTTAATATGTTTTTTCTTCTTCATATATGCAACTAAATCTGGTGGAGTTAGTATCATTTCCAACAACATTTCTATATTACTTAACTTAATATTTGTATCTTCTAACAATTCCTCTACTTCTCCTAACACAAAATCAAACTTCATTTTTGTTCTCCAATATGAATAACATACGGTCATTCTTAAAATCATAATAGCGTTTATCATAATTTATGTTACATTTTCCCTCTTTATATCCAAAATAACGACCTACTCTCATGGATAATAGAGGTTTTCGCAGTTTTCTAGGAAAGAATTCAAGTTGATTTTTCTTATGATTATATCTAACCTTTCCATGTAATACTAGTTTTTCATCTCCTTCAATCCATTCTTTTGCATTATCTTTCCTAAAATGTACAATACTTCTATCCAATCTTGGTTGTTCTTTCATATCATTAGAGTTTGTTACTACCCATAATTTTTGTCCTTTCACATATAGGTCTATGAGAGGCATTTTATATTCAAGGTCATCAACATGTTCTCTGTAAATTGATTTAAACATCTTATCACTATCAAATATATATATTGATGTAGCCATGTTATATAATCAGTAATACTTATTTATAAAGCCTTGTTAACATTCTAACATGGATGAAAAGTGTAAAAACTGTAAAATAAACAAATATGGATACACTGATGGACAGCATTCAATATTCATATGCTTCAAATGTGGAAGATATGATGGTATAAGTGGTGGAGATAATGATTTTATTGATAAGATAAATGAAGAACCTATGGCATTATTAATGATGATTCAGGAAAAAATACTAACTCCTATCAGTGGAGCATAAGTTAATTTATATACCTTACTATTAACAATATTGTATGGAAATATTTGAACCTTTACTAATTGCATCACTTTTAGGTATAGGTGGTGCTTTGTTTGCATTTTTCAGAAAAATGAGTGCTACACAAAATGATTTATGTGAAACTGTGGCTAGATTACAAAAGACATTAATTATTTTAGCAAAAGCTGTTGATAGACAATCTAATAGATTACACCCAAAAACAGCAAATTCCGAATTAGACGACCTAGTCAAAGAATTATTAGATAAACCTTAAATAAAGGAGAATTTAGGTGAAAAGTATGATTGATCCATTGTTAATTGTAACGATCTCCGTAATTGGAGGAGCAATCTTGAATACAGTCAGAGGATTCTTAGGATCTGATGAAACTACATATGACATCAAAAAGTTTTTTGGTGCCTTAATTGTAGCTGTATTTGCAGGTATTGCAGTTGCACAAACTTTGACAGTCGCAGGTCTAGGAATCATAGAGGTCGTATTAATCGGTCTTTCTGTTGGTTTCGCAGTAGACTTCGCTGTATCAAAGGCAAAGAAAACAGAGTAAGCATTTTTTCAACCAACTTACCTATTCTCTCTTTTTCTAAAACTTTATAAGTAATGTTCAGAACGATTATATATGGAAAATGATATATTTTTCAACCAATTTGTGACAAAAAACCTACATCCTATAGGTGGTGACCAGAGATTCTTTGAAGGTTATCTTACAGTTCAAGTTAAAGATAAACAAGGAGAAATAACAATAGTTGATGAATTAATCAAGGTACTTCCAATTTGGATGGATAGGGGAGCACCAATTAGTGATACACATAGTAATAGAATTATAGGAAAAGGTATCAGTTATGCTAAAGTAGATTATAAAACTAAAGAGGGTGATTTAATACCAGCAATTAAAATTACAGGTAAAATACACAAAGATTACCACCTAGATAACGAAATTTGGGATAAAATCAAGAGTGGAGAGTACAAAGGACTATCATTTGGGGGGGCTACTAAAGCAGATAGGACACCAAAAATACTAAAAGACGGCAGTGTTGCATACGAATTAAAATCATTAGAGCATTATGAGGTCGCTGTTTGCAAAGATCCAGCAGTCCCATTAGCTCTAATTACCGATTATAATCCACTTGCAAAAGCAATTACTGACAATGTTGAAAGACGAGAAGACGGTAAAATGGTAATCAAATGTGATAAATTTGGTTGTACAGTTGCCAAAAGTGAAGATTTTTCAAACGCAGATGGTGATAGACATGGTGCATATAATCAAAATGTTGAGCCTAACAAGTCATCAAACAGAGAAACAAGTCCAGTAGATGACGATGATGATGCTAATATTGGAGAAGAAAAAGATGAAGATAAGAAAAAAGCAAAAGGAGATTATTGTCCTGGATGTGGAAAGAATAAAAAAGACTTACCAGATACTACTACTATGGGAGGAGCCTGTCCTAATTGTGGTCATGGTTTTAAACCTAAAGAAGAAGTTAAAAAAGATGGAGATATAGGATATGGTGGAGTAAGACATAGTGGTAAAGAATATGATACTAATAATGAATCAACACAAGTTACAGAAGTTATAGAGGAAGAAGAAGATGAGGAATCTAAAAAATGGATGGAAGAAGATGATAAGAAAAAATCTGGAATTCAAACAGAAGCTGGCAATAATCAATTAGGTGGTCAAGGATCAACAAAAGACGACACTTATAAAAATAGCGAAAACTATATAAACTCAGGAAAAGAAGAATCTGATAAGGATATGGACAATAATAAATCTGAAGAATTAAAAGACGAAAAAGATGAGAAATCATCTGATGACGAAGAAGAACGAAAAGAAACAGAAAAATCTGATTTCCAAGAAGCAATCAAAACAAACATCAGTACATTAACTGACGTTATAAAGTCCCTCGCAGAAACTCAAAAAGACGTTAGTTCTACATTAGTAGGTATTGATGATAGATTGAAAGCATTGGAAACCCCAACTGACTTACCGTTGAAGCCACAAACTTCAGCAGCAGAAGACATTGGTGCAAAGGTTACTATCCCAGACACTTATCAATCTAACTCTAGACAAGCAGGGTTACATGATGATAAGGAAACTGAAGATAAACCAAAAACCGATCCATCTGGATTGAAAATGCAAGAGAAATCTAATTTCGACTTCACTACCGAGACTCCAAGACCTAATGCAGCAATCGACACAATAAACAAATCATCACAACCTGATATGTCATTTGTATTGAAAGATGCAAGAGAAGGTGGAAATCTAAGTGTAGTAGCAAGAAACATTCTAGCAGGCAAATATTATACTCCAACACCCGACGAAGTAGGAACATACTAAAATGACTCAAATACGAACAATCGACGAGCTTGAGGCACAATATTATGGACACAATCGTAACCTTCTTAGAAAGGCTGATGCCCCTTCAACAACCAGCACTGCTGGTATGTTTAACGCCATTTTTGGTGCTTATGCATGGGCTCAACTGAATCTCGAAGCAAACGCATTCGGCATACTCCCAAAATACCCTTGGGATAAATCTGGATGGAGGGTTATAACTGCAAAACCAACACTTAATACAACCAACTCCAATACCACATTAGGTGGTACTGCTGAAGGTGGATTAATTGCTGAAACAATCAAACCAACAGTCGCAGAATTAGATGTCAAACCAAAAACTGCTCAGTTGCCATTTAGTGCAAGTGAAGTTATGGAATGGCTATCAACTCATTCAAAAGACGATATTTGGGGTGGACTTGGTTCACTTAGATTGTATATGGCAGTACAACACAAAGAGTTCATTAATAGAATGCTTTTAGCAGATGTTGAAAGCGATGCAGCAGCATCAAGTGGTAACCACACAGGTACACAAGACTTTGAATCCCTTGATAGAATCGTATCAAGTGATGCAGAGGAAGATGCACTAGGTGGAAGCCATGTTGGATATTATGATCCATGGGCTGCTGATGCTACCGTTGACAGAGATGGAAACGGTGGAGAATTTGACTGTACAGTAGAATCTGCTTCTGGTACTATCGGTACTGACGGTGTATTGACTGACGATGTCTTAAGAACTTTCTTAAGAAAGATTAGAATCGCAGCAGGTAAAGATCCAAATGTATTCCTAGGCTCCCATGAAGTCTACTCTGAGATACAAGGCTTATACATGCCAAGTGTCCGTATTGCAAACCCATACGGTGAGCAATTAGTTCAGGTAGACGTAAACGGTATCCAAACCTTTAAAGGTACAGGTACTGGTATTCATGTCGACTCTATATATGGAATTCCATTCATTCCAACAAAAGATGCACCATCTAATGGTACAACTGAAATTGGAAGACTCTTTGCATTAGATACATCTGATGCTGAAGGATATGGATATCCAAGAATTGGAATTCAAGTGGCTATACCAACCGAGTATTACGAAGCAACTAGAAGATCTGCTGGCTATCCATTCGTGAACAATGCTTTTGTAGAAAAAGGTGTGTTCAGAACAATGGGTGAGACAGTTTGTCGCCATTTCAAATCACAAGGTAAAATTAGAGATATTAAACTCTAGTCAAACCAACCCCTTTTTTACACCTTTTTTTTATTTTAAAGAATATATTTATAGTATGATTTTGGTATTTAAGCATGAAGTATGCTGTAGTTATATTAATACTTTTGGTTTTATGCATGAATATACCTTTAAATTCATTTGCAGAAAATGGGGAATATAGTAAATATGATTCATTAAAATTAAGACATGCTACTAATCCTCATATTTGTTTGTTTGAGGTAAATCCTGAATTATATGATGATTGGTATAAGTTAAAATATATAACAATATCTGCAATAGAAGAATGGATATTAAAATTAGAATATACTTATCCTAATGGAGATTGGAGTGTTCTTGTAGAAACAATATCTTGGGAAGACCAT